AATCATGTTGTCTTTTATTTTATTAAAACTAAAAAGTTGGCTTGATTTAGATTCTCTTTCTTTTTGTTGAGGTATACCATCCGTTCCACTTGGTCTTCCAGCGGGTTGCTTTACTGCGGGTTGTTTTTGTCCGGGCTGGCCGGGAAGTGGGCCTTGTTGGGCAACACGCTTTTGCTGTTTGTCTGCTTGTTTGATGTCTTTATCTTTCATTTCTTTCTGCAGTTTGCCTTGTTTATCTGCAAGTTCTTTTTGTGTGGCTGGCCCACCGACTATGGGTTCGTATAGTCCCGCATTTCTATGAGTTTTGAATTCTTTTTGAGACACGAGTGATTCTTCCGCTGTAGGCAGCCTCCCGGTTTCAATGGCTTTTAATCCTTCTTCTGGGGTTAGTATTCCTAACTCAACTAACCTGCTGTAAACTTTTGCGAAGTTGGTACTTTCTCTCAGGGAAATTTCATCGAAGAATGGCGTAGGATAATTTTTGAGTTTTACATTTTGTGCTATCCTTTTTATCTCTGGAATTAAAAAGTCATTCAAAAAAGTTTCTCTCGCCTGTTTTAATCTCGCTAAGAATATCTCCACTTTCATGGAAAAACTACTAGCCTTATCTCCCGAATCAGAAGATACTCCTGACCCTGCGCCAGTAATCATGCTATTTAATCCGGCTTGAATGTCGGAATTAATGACTTGATATTTTTTGGGATCGAGCAAGTCGCCTATTTGAGGTAGTACGAACTGAGCCTTAGTCGTATAGTCTGCAATCAGAACTCTTCCGACCGATTGGTTTTCGAAAAGCTTCTGTAGTTGTATTAAATTCTTTTGGTTTACGCCACCTTTATCTGGATCAGTTCCGGTCGTCACAAGCAATACGGCTTGTTGCATCGTTCTTGCAATTGCCATGTCCATCCTCTTTAGCTCTGACTTAAAGTTGATGTCTTCAAGGACAGGATATCCCATCGGTACAGCAAATGGTTCGTAGTCCATTTTTTTATAAAAAACAGCATAAATTTTGTCTGGCTCTAAAGGTATGTTGATGCTGTTCACAACACCACCTGAATTCAGAAGCTTCTTAACGTCTGCTGGAAGGGACTCTCTGATTTTCCTATCTTCTTCTGTTCTTGGGTTCCTCACTCTTTCCAGCTCATAATCCGTAAGCACTTTGTTGTACTTTTTAACGTCTGCGGAAAAGCTTAAGGAACCAGAGAGCTGAATATCCGCAGGATTAAGGATAACGTATCTATACGGAATTTTAACTTTTCTTGCTCCAAAAGTTTGAGAAATTCTCTTAACGTCTGCCTGCTTTAACGACGCGTCTAGCCTATAAAGGAAAACGTTTCCTGACCGGAAGTACTCTCTAAAGAATTGATCTTGTAAGTCCCAAATGTTTACTTTCTTTAATAAAGCTTCAAAAAACTTAACTGATTTTTTACTACCCCCTTGAAAATAAATATCTGCAACAGAAAACTCGGTCATTAGATCTATTGCATTTCTGAAAACTGAAAAATTATAATATGCCTTTTGACACAGGATTACCGAATCTCTAACAGAAAGACCCCCCTTCGTGTCGGTTTTTCTAAAGGGGACTAATCCTTTGTCAATGTTTCCAAACTTGTCGGTTCTTTCTATGTTGCCGGAAACATTTCTCCTTCTAGTGGTTACTTCAGAGGAGGCGCTACTTTGATACGGGGTAGAGGAAGCCTCAGAAACCATTAGGGGTACCACGTTTTCAGTCTTTTTATCCTTGGATTTCTTTGATGCTGTTGTTGTCTTTTTTGGAACGCTCATTTTGGCTTGTTTTGACTTATTTTGTTTAATAAATTCTTATTTTTGTATTACACCATTCTCGGGGTAAAAGTTGCCGCATTATTATCTAATTTATAATGACTCATGTCAAAGTAACATTTTACCGCCCAATTAGCTAAAAGTAAAGCCGTATAATTATCTTTTCTAGCTCTACTTGCTGAGGTGTTCCTTTTTAAGTGCTGTGGTAAATCAAAAGTCTGGGTTCCCCTAGACGTTGTTTTGACCTCGACGAGGGCACATTGCTTTTTGACTTGATATACTAGATTATCTTGAGTTTCGATGAACATTCCTAAATTATCTTCGTTAACCTCTTTAGTATTTACTTTGGACATTATTTGCTTATCGAATTCCGAGCCATTCGCTGTAGTTCTTGAGGCAAACCAAATTTTTCGATAATCTATATTTGCCTGAAGTAGCTCGTTTGATTTCCTAATCCAATCACTAGAAAACACTTGGTTAAAGACTATGTTTTTAGATTCTTTATTATATGCTCTTTTAAAGTCTCTTATTTGCTTGGTATACTCCACCCCTTCTTTGTTGGAGTCGAATTCTATGGTCTTTAAATTAATTCTATTATCTATAAAGAGCTTAGAGTTGTTTGCTGCTTCGAGGAACATGTCTGAGCCAGCATTATCAATACTTATTAATTCCGGGTCAAAGTGCTCTAATATGTATTTAAGATATTTTACATGTTTATTTAAATTACCTAGCCCAGCATAGTTATGTACAAGTGTTGCCGTCTCTTTCTCCTCGTCTAACTCCATGACGGCCATACCAAAATAGTCAGCGCTTGGGCTATCGCTCATATTTGGGTCAATGCCTACTATATATTTTTTTCCAGATTTTCCGTTAATAAGAGTCGTGGGATTTTCTCCGTCTGGTATGGTACATTGATGCATTTTTATCGCGCTAAAGTAGCTATCACTTCCATCTGTAAATTGAGCACAATACTCTCTTTGGAACGAGGCGTTGGAGGCTCCCCCGTCTTGAGCAGCTTCGATTATGCTATGATCAATCATGTGTTCTGGTAATGCTTCGTAACCCATTTGGGATATAAAGTAAGAAGAATCCCCCTGTTCCTTTTCGTAAATTTTATTGCTCCAGTCTTTGTAGGTTTTATATAAATTTTCGAAAGTATAACTTGCCGAGGAAAGAGCTATCATCTTACTGTCGTTTTCAAAAACCATGCGGTCTTTTTCCGTCATTAAGCCTTTTTGTATAAGGTCGTCTTCCATCTCTCGTATCTCAATCCTTTCTTTCATGTTCTGTGGAGCTACCAAGAACGGCATAAGAACTGTATTAATTAAATCTTCCGGCAAGAGAAGATACTCGTCCAACAAAAGTACATTTGCGCGAAAACCACGAATCTTTTCTCCGTTAAGGGGAATCGCCGTAATTGTTCCTCCGTTTATTTGCCATTGGAATTGATCGTTCCTTTTGGATTTCGCCCCGAAACATTGCGCGAGAAGAGTCGCACCCTCTGAATCTACTATCCTCTCTAGGTTTTCAAATATAAATCTAGCTGTTCTAAATGTCGGGCCCGCGACAAGTATTTTGGTCCCCGGATTAAATATGCACTGAAGAAAACAAAATATAGAAGCAATAAAGGTTTTACCACAGCCACGACCCCATACACACATCGAAAAATTTCTTTCCATCATACCCTTGAGAGTCAGCTCCTGAAAGGGTGCCAGCTTTATGCCTGAAATCAGTTCAGTTGTTAAGCCTATGTTGCCTTGAAGAAATTTTGCTAACGACATTTTAGCTTTATGGTCTGAAAGAGATCCTTCAAGCCTTTTCATTTTTTCGTTAACGTGTTCTACGCTATTTTCTTTATATTTGTCAGGACAGTACCACATTATAATATATCTAAATCATATGCATATTGCAGGTCTATATCTTTGTAAGAACACCCACTAAAAAAAATCTTTTTAATAACTCTCTTCGATTCGTTTCTCCCCTTTACAAATAAAAATTGTATATGTGGGTATTTTTGAATTAAATATCGAACGTTATGAAAAATGTATTCAGGAGTGACTTTTATCTTCTTGGATATGTAAGGTAAATATTTAAACTTAAAAGCATTACTCAGGGTGTCTTCTACTAAAATAATTAAATTTGCTTCCGTTTCCTTTGCTCGTATTATTTCTTTCTCGAATCTTTCAAAGTTTTTAACGCTTAACGTTGAAATAAAGTCAGCCAAAGATTTTCTTTCTATATGACAATTACAAGTGAGCCTCGGTTCACTAAAAGTATAATCTCCCACAGACAAGGTTTTTACCTCCGTGGGGTAGTCGTTAAAAGAGAGAGGTAGTTGCTCCCTAGTGTCTACATGTATGGAGTATTGAGGCTTCTCATATTCTTTCCCAAGGACTATCTCCATTGGTTTTTGGTATTTGTTTTTTAGACCTAGAGAGTCGCAAAAAGAATAATAATTTCCAAAAATTTCATCGTAATATTGTATAGGAGGAATTAGAACAGTTCTCATTTCCACCTGAGAGGGTGTGTATATTAAATCTTTTTTTTCTTTTCTTTTAAGTAGGGCCTCCTTGCAATACTCTTTTGATTCTTCGGCGTCCTTACTTTTGAGCCACAGCCTCAGAGTAGTCCGTGAATTAAAGTCTGTAGAAAAGTATTGCTCTTTGTTCTTGTATTTAATTATTTTCCCATCATGTAAATCATATCGTGGGTAATATTTTTGATAGTACCCCACAACCCTTAGATCGTGAACTTTTATATGAGCATGTAATTGCCTGTCGGTTTTGAACTCTTTACCGCAGGCCTTACAAGACACCTGATTGTCCTTATTACTGCTCATATTTCATTTTCGTCTAAACCAAGAATCCGAGCTTTAACTTCGTCTATGTCTGCCAATTTTTTGACTTCATCAGTAACAGCTTTTTTTCGTAACTCAGCAAGTTGAATAAGTTTTTTTCTGCTCTCTTCTTCCTTCCATAGTCTTACCAAGTTTAAGATGCTTGCGTTTTCTTGGATCTGTTTTCTGAGTTTATCGCTTCTCTTTTCTTTCAAGTCGTTTAATAGCTTTTGTTGCCTGTTTACAGATTGATTGTATTCTGTTTCTGTCTTACCTATAGCTTCCACTAAGGACATCGATGCTCTTCCGTCTGTGTCCTCTACTATATTGTCGAGTAATTCTGTTAAGTGTTCTTTTCTTCTCTGTATGCTTGCTGCGATTACTACTTCGGACGAGAGTACTATATATTGATCAACCTCTTCTTGACTTAAATCTGGTTTATCGTTGGTGTACCTAATAAAGCTGGACTCGAACAATTCCCTGTCTGTCGTGCTCGTGTAAGTGTTGATTTGGTAAGAGAATCTATAAGTACTTAAATAATCAATTAAAGCGTTAATATTTTTTTTAGTTTTTCCGGTAATTTTATTTTTGTCTATGGAGTTATTCGTATATCTATTAACCCTATAAACCGTTGCGGGAAAAGTTTTTGGGGGCTTGTAGGTTTCGTCCGGGACTTCTTCAGGGTTTTCGAAAGTATCTGTTTCGTCTAAGGATTTTACGAATTCACTAACTACGCGGGCTTCTTGATTCAAGTTTGTTAGTTGTGGGCTTTTGAAAATCATTCTTGCCATTTCTACGGAGCTCATAAATTCTATGTTATTCTTTATGAAAGTTTCATCCTCTTCCGATAATTTTATTTTTTCTTTTGGCTGATATTCGTTAGAAGCTCTGGCTTTTATGCTTCTTGTCGCTAAGAACTCTTTAACCGCTCTCCCTTCTTTTGTTCTTCCGTCTAAATTTTGATCGGGGAAAACGAGCTGTATAAGCTCTAACAGAGAAGGAGGAGACTCTGGTCTAGAGTTCCACTCGTTTATGATCGCTTCCTCTTGTTCTGCTGTTAGTTTATGATTACTCATCCTCTTTCTTTTCCTCCTCTACTCCCTCTTCTTCTTTTTTAGGGGGGACTTCTTTTTCTCTTTTTTCAAACGCTTGCCAATATTCATCTCCGTAATCTACCAAAATCTCTTCACCCGCTTTAATTTCTCTAAAAGACATCAATAAGGCCTTGACTTCTCCGGGCACGTGCCAAAAATAGCTGGTGTACCCCGCTTCATTTAAGTATTCACTGTCTATATTTTCTGGTCTATTTTTTCTTTGAAGATGGTTTTGTGGGTCATTAGCAAATCCTCCAAGACCTATTTCAGTGCTGCACAAAGAAGGGTGTGAGTCGATTATTTTTCCCGTAGGTAAATGCTTCAAAGAATATATAGGGACTGGTGTCTTGTACCCTCCTGATAAAGTATACTCATATCTTGGCATTAAACTCTCAAGAGAATCAAATACCTCCCCCTTGTATTCGCATATAGGTATCCCCGCAGGAATATTTATACCTGTAAAAATCCCTACCCCCGCACCCGGTATTTTTGAAATGCCTAGGTATAGTTTGTTTTCGATGTCGTCTATGATTTTCATAATAATATTTCTATATCCCCTTTTTTGAGACACTCTTTTGTCTTTTTAATAATACTTTTTTTGATATTTTTAATTTGTTTATACCCCGGTTTTCTGTTTTTTTCATTAGATCTGAACCCCAACTGTTCTGCGACTTCGTCCTCATCTAGATGATCCACGTAAAGACCTTTATAGACTATCCACTCGTTAGGCTTCAGAACTTGCTCCATTTTATTGTGCACTTTTTTAATCTCATCTTCTACGTTATTACCATCGTTAAATTTAATAGAATTAACCTCAAGAGAATGGTCTTCCAAGGATAATGGTATTTTAATGTTATAAGCTGATCTCTTTGTTTTTTCCCACTTAGCGTATAAGGGGCAATCCGCACACTGACTTTCGTATATCTTACAAGACGCTTCTCCCTCTGCGGCTTCACATTTTAGGCATGGTCTTGCAAAGTTTCCATAGTGATTCCGTATTAAATTTTTTATTTGATTTGATATAATTCTATTTAGCCAAGGGGCGAGAGGTTTTTCTTCGTTGTATAAATGCCATTTTTCATATATATGTACCCTAATGATCTGTGATACATCATCATAGTCTATCCAGCTTAAAGAAGTTAGGCTCCATTTTTTACTTCTCTTACGTATTTCTTGGTTAATAAAATCAAAACTTTCTTCAAATGTGGGTTTTCTTTTATTTTTTTTATTCTTCATTAGGTGGAGCCGGGCGGTCAGATGTTCTCAGGGTCCCCGCTTCCTTTTGAAATTGCTCACGGAACTCTTCTTTTGACAATGGCGTTGTTTCGTTACGAAAAGGGCTCGGGTTGTAGTCTTTAGCTGTACCTACTACATTCCCCAAGGTTTCTCCTTGGGCTGAATGTGTTGCTATATCAACTTCTAACCCCGAAAGATTTGGAATCTCGTTTACAGCCTCTTCATCTTCTGCCTCCTCCCCCGTGGATGCGGAAGCTTTATCTGGGGTTAAGCCTAGAGAAGCTCCACACCCATGACAAAACTTTGGCTTGCTTTTAATTGAAAATTCAATTTTAGCACCACATTTTTGGCAATATGTTTTCATATAAATTTATTATAATAATTCATCAAAGAATTACAAAAGAAATGAAGTTAAAAATTAAAAAAGTGTAACGCTTACCTAAGGTTTAAATAACTTAAGTATTCTGTCGGGGATTTAAACTTAATTAAGATTTCATCAGCTATATCTCTAGGTAGATCCTCAGTTAAGGTAAACCCTTCGTCTTCAGCCCAAGCCCATTTATTTTTATTAACCTTGTAGCAATTGAGCATATTATGGATTTCGTCTTCAACGATGGCGAGACATACTAGCTTTTTTTCAGAAGAAATGAAGGCAACGGTCTCTAGCTGGGTTTCTATCAAAGCTAAGGAAACATTTTTTTTTAGTGCCAACTCTTTTAGATTATTGAATTCGTTTCTTAAAGCTGCATGCATTATTCGTCCTCCGCAAATTGATGAATTTTTTTAATTAAAAATTTAACCAACTCTGATCTCATTATATCTTCTTCAGAGAATTCAAACGTGTATATCCCCATTTTAACGCTTTCCTCATCGGAAAAAATGTGAGATAGCCCCTCGAATCCCCCCTGCGAGTTTTCGTTTTTTAAGTCTGTTTGCATTGGGTCTGCTAGAATGAAACACCTGCATCCTTCACCCATTCTGGTAAGTACAGTGATTATTTCTTTTATGGAGCTATTTTGTGCTTCATCAAGAATGATGCACTTATGCTTCCAGTTCATACCTCTCGCAAAATTAACCGGAAACATAGAAACTCTTTTCTGCTCTTCCATCTTTTGAGCGCTACTTTCAGTCAGTAATTCGTCTAACTTATCAAGAAAGGGTAAGTTATAAAATCTTAATTTTTCGTTAGCATCACCGGGTAAATACCCTAAGCTTTTGTCAGAACTTTCTACGGCAGACCTTAAATACATTATATCTTCGGTAATTTTCATATTTAAAAGCTGGAGACCGCAGTACACGGAAAGAAGGGTCTTAGCTGTTCCGGCTGGACCGTTTACAAAAACTATATTAGTGGAGGGGTCTAAAGCTACCCTGAAGAATTCTTTTTGTTTTTCTGTCCAAGGAAACTGATTAAGTCTAATTTGTCTTTTTATGGGGTTAGGGGTTTTAGGGCGCTTAATTACGCTTGATTCGTTTAGATCTTCGGCTAATTCCTTAGCGCCACGAATCTTCACCTTCCCTTTAGCAGGACCGCTTTTCTCTTTCATGGTTAAAAGAGATTACACTAAGTTATTTCAATAAAGACTCACTATTCATTAATTCATCTATAATTGAGTTGTTACTGTTTTTTTCGAAAGAACTGTAGTAGCTGATGTTAATGTTGTTTCGAATAAAGAATAAACTATTGAAAGTGTTCTTGTACATGGAAAAAGTATAAAATTTATTTGATCTTTCTCTTTTGCAAATTTCTATTATTTTACTCTTGAAACTTCCTTTTACGTTTTTATGATCTACAGAAGCTAAAGAGAACTTTGTATCGTGCCCGAGTAATTCGCTTACTCTAAATACGCTATATGCCGCTATCATTGAAGCGCTATCGGTTGGCAAGTAAACGACTTCTTTTATCATGGGAAATACTTTATCAAAATTAACCGAGTCCCCATATTGTTCTCCTATCATTTTAAGGAAATTTCTTTTCCAATTTTTAGAAAGAATCGCTATATCGCTTAAGGGTTCGTCTTCTTTGTTGGAGATAATGGGTATTTTAAATACGAATTTTTTATTATTCCTTATGATGATAGTTTTATTTACCCAAGACTTCCTGTTGTAGAACGAATCGTCTGCAAAAATTACTTTATCGACAGCACCCACAATATCAAAATAAGTTTTGAAGGGAAAAAGATTAGGCTGTAGCACTGTAATTTTCATTTATTTTACATCAAAAAAGAATATATGAAATAGTCTTGAGTTTTCTTTCGTGTCTCCGAAATATTCGGAGGCAGCATGGATTGTTTGCGCGTCAAAAATAACAAGCCTGTTATAGACATTACCAGCTATATCAACTACATCCAAGTCTGTCTTATCATAAAAATTATTTTTAAATATTTCATAATGAAGTTCTCCGCCGCACTTACCCAATTTCTTTTCGTCTTCTTCCGTTGGGCTTGCCCTTAGCCCAGTCCTTCTGCTTTTATACATCGTTGTTCCACAGGAGGGTGGTGCGTCCGGGGTAAGATAAACCATGGCTGCATAACTTTGCGAATCTATATGATAAACGAGAGAGTCTCCGGCCACGCAATATTGGAAAACTCCGTTGGCTCCATGCTCTTCCCATCCTGTTATTTTTTTTTGTAGATGTTTTTCGAAAGAGTCTTTTATCTCTTCCGTGAGATATCTCTCGCCTGTTCTGCTGCCCTTATGGTAACTTTCATTAGCTTGGAAATCGCAAGAAAGAGCGAAGTCTCTTACCTCATCTGGGTTTTCGTAAAAATTATCTACGACAACGAGAGATGATGTTTTACGCTTTGATATTTTAAAGACGTTATCTGCCGTTTTGGGTAACGCCATAGAGCTAGCTTCTTCACCAGAGATTTTTACTGCCTCAGTCCACTTTTCTTTTCTTAAAATTTCCAGAGATATATTTTTTTTGTCTTTGAATTTTTTGGGGATAGTTATGGAGAATCCTGATTTGTGAAACTTCTTATTATTGTAATACTCCTTAACGTCTGGACGTTCTTTCCCATAAACCCCGTTAAAAATTGATTTGTCTTTTTTTAATCTGACATTTTCAACTCCTTCCGGTGAAACACACCACCCAGATAGATAGGTCTCTTCCCCGTCAGAAAGCACCGAATCGATATGTAATTTAACTCCTTCTATTAATGTTTCATGCATAATGTTTTACCGTTTTTTTGAGCCCTTGTTTTAGATTTACTTTTGATTTCCATTTTAGTTCTTTTCTCATTTTTGAGCTGTCTATAGCATACCTGAAGTCGTGACCCAACCGATCTTCTACATATTTAATGTGTTCATTGGGATTCTTCTTCAATATTTTACAAATTTGATTAACTATTTCTAAATTAGTTTTCTCACATTCAGCACCCACCAAATACGTTTCCCCCAATTTCCCTTTCTTTAGTATTTTCCATATAGCATCACAATGATCACTTACGTAAATCCAGTCTCGGATATTATCACCTTTACCATATACGGGAATAAAGTCTCCTTCTCGTAATGAATTAATAACGGTGGGTACAAACTTTTCTTGATGTTGGTTGGGCCCATAATTATTACTGCAATTAGAAATCGTTATGGGTATACTATGAGTATGAAAATAAGACCTAACCAAGAAATCAGAAGCAGCTTTTGATGCAGAATATGGGTTCCTTGGGTTGTATGGGGTATCTTCTGAAAATCTTTTGTCTCCCCGATTTAAGTGTCCATATACTTCGTCTGTAGAGACGTGGTGAAATCGCTTTATTTTAAATTTTAAGGCTGCTTTCAGGAGGTTGTGCGTACCGAGTACATTTGAAGATAAAAACGCGTCAGCGTCTAATATAGAGTTATCTACGTGCGTCTCCGCAGCGAGATGGACTACGTGAGTTATGTCGTGTTTGTAATATGTGTCGTACACTTTCCCATAATCTGATAAGTCATATTTTTCCAAAAGGTACTTGGGGTGATTGTGAACTTTTTTTGTGTTATCTAGTGAGCCGGCGTAAGAAAGACAATCGACGTTAACAAGCTTACAGATTTCTTTCTTTTCTATTACGCGCTCTATAAAGTTAGAGCCAATGAAGCCGCATCCACCTGTCACCAGTAAGTTCATGATTTGTAAAAAGCTAATAGTATGTCGTCGAACCTGTTTTTTATTTTTGTCTGGTCATATATCGAACAGCTAAGACTAGTTCTTTGTTGAATCTGTTTGACCCATTCAGTCAGGCCTTCGACCTTAATGATTTCTCCATTAGGCCACATTGGTCCAGCGATAGGATTGTCATCGCAGGGGACGTCCTCTACAACGTATAATCCTCCAGACTTTAAATTCCACCATAAATTTTTTAAAGTTAATATAACATCTTCTAACTGATGGCTTCCGTCGTCTATAATAATATCAAACTTTTTGTTTAATTGAAAGGTTCTGGCGTCTTCCTCAATAAGCTCGACCCCCAAGTCGTTTGCTTGATCTTGCGTAAAACCACCACCTGAATCTTTAAACCCGTATTTATCTCCGAATTTTGCGAAATCCCAATTATCCATCCCAGAGATGCGACTTCCCTCTTTAAAAAAATCTTTCCACAATTTTAGGCTATGGCCCTCATCAACCCCTATCTCGAGCATGTCTATGGGGTCATTTCTATATTTTTCAAAAATCTTTTCGTAAACACTCATATAGGAATGCGAAGTGTTTTTGTCTGTCTTGTATATAGAATAATCCATTTTTACTCCTCTAAAAAGTTTATATATTGTTTGGCAATGTTTACAATGCTTAATTCATCTCTCAAAGAACGAATCATGTCTAGCGCAGAATGCCATTCTTTTGTGCCGTAAGTCTCATTCGCATATTTTATCATCTCTTTTACCGTTTTTCCATAGTTTTTTGCGGGCGCTGAATCTATCCAATATGGATAGCTATCATCTAACAATTCTGTGAGGGCTTTTTCTTTTGTAGCAATTATATTAGAGTCGCAACCGACGGCAACAGATAACTTTACTTGAGACTTAAAAAGGTTTTGCGTCTGAACAGAAACGTCATAACCTTCGCAGCTTGTTACGGCGATCCCCCCAGTGTACGAGTCCTCTGGTCCCCGAGTTAGTAAGTGGCAATTGTAATTTTTAACTATGTCTTTCCCGCCAGCGTGTACTGGCTGTATGCCGAGAAGTCGCTGGGTGGAACGACTATGAAATATGTGTTCAGTTTTAAAAATGTTTTGATTTTCTCCCGTGAAAGAAAACTCCTCCTTTAAAGAGTCGAAAACTGCCTGTAAATGCCCCTGCATGTCAAACCCACCAATATAACATATATTAAAATTTTTACTTTTGTTTTCTAGAGAAAGTCTTGGATCTATATGGTGATAGATAACTTTTGATTTAATTGGAGGTTTTTCTCCCACGGCTTGAAGGTAGTATTTGTTGGGGAAAATTATCTTGTCAACTACCCCCATTAAAGAATCGTGAAAACGCTCAGGGTGGCCCGCCGCTAAATTTAGATGTAGTCTACTATCAATAGGGTCAAAAACAATTTCATTTCCATTTTCTTTTATTTTGCTTAATAACCTCAGATTACCCACAGCCTCCCTTAATACAATGATGATTACGTCTTTACTTAAGGTATTGTTGTCTATTACTGCTTCTAGGTTGTCTGTATGCAAAACCTGTGATTGTATATTATTAAGTTCATTTATTTTGCTTGAAATTTGGTAACCCCTCACGAGTGAGCTCGGCATGTAAATATACGAGGGAGATGATAAAAAGATGATTTCCATAACTCTAGCTATTAGAATCCTCGTTTTTCATTAGGGGCGAAAGGAACGTTATTCCTATCTAGATATGTATGTAATACGGATTTGTAATTTCTATTTTTTAAAGTATGATCTAAATTTAAAAATTCTTGAACAACCTTCTTATCTAAGAAAGGATATCTAGTTTCTATTCCGTAGGCACCACCAACATACTCTTCCTTCATCAGGTAAGCTTCCTGACAGCTACCAAAGACACTTCCCCAAGGAAAAATATCTTCTAAATTTTCCGGGAACAATCCGCCAAAGTTACTCTGCGGAAAATACCGTTCTCCATTATGTCCATAATCAGAAATAATCTCGTCAGCACCACCTCCGGATAAATTTACTTTGTATCCGTCTTCTTTTGCGTGAGCACATACGGTGGATAGCCAATTAGAGCCGTCGTCTCGAGTCAAGGGAATAAAGCTATCGTAGTCACCGACATCAGATTTAATAGCATACTGAAATGTCTCGGTATTTTCTGTTATGAATTTGTTATGAATTTGATAAAGCTCATGACTCTTTGGAATATTCTCATGAAAACAATTGGGAGTAGATTCTATAATCTTTTTTCTCTGGTCGATTAAGTCTTCCATTTCTTCGCCCCTAACGGAATAGGCCTTAAATGGTACACTTTGATTTATAAGTTCGTTGTATATAGCTCCACTATCGTGACCACTGCTTACTCCCAAGAAAATCTTTTCACGACAATTTTTTGTTCTTTTTCGAATAGCATCTTCAAAAGCGGTAATCCACCCCTCAGATGTCTTGTTTTTTTGCTCTAGGTTAAAGGAAGTAACTTTATGGTCTGTATATGAAACATTCTGATAATGAAGCATATTAATTACCCTGATAGTGTTCGGGGGTAATTTTTGTATATTTTTATGACCCGCTTCCTCTAGTGGGGCTTTGTATGAGCTACACCCAAATTCTCTACCTTCTAGAGAGTAATAGAGAGGCTTGGTCCCGAACGTGTCTGTAGAAATAACTATTAAATTTCTAGGTCTATCAAATAAAACTAAAGCGAATTCTCCATCGAGATTTTGAGGAAACAAAACTCCGTCACGATAGTAAGCACCTTCTATGCATTTTCCATCTGTATCATAATCACCATAATCTTCATAATTGTAAATTTCTCCATTATACAACCATGCAATGTTATTTTTTAAAAAGGGTTGGTCGCATGATTCTCCGGTTATACTCAATAAAGAATGAGATACGTGAAAAGAGTCAATATTCACTCTCGTAAGAGCATCTGGCCCACGCGCTTTTAAAAGTCTTTCCCCCACTCCTTCTTCAGCTAGAGGGGCTAAATTTGAACAGTAAATTCCACACATAATAATCTTTTGTTTTTATTTAAATAAATAAGATGCGATTCCGGGCCACCCACCGTAATGGCCTTCCACACCCCATTGCTCTAAGGAAACGCCTTCTTCGTTAAAAGAGCTTATGACGTCATCCGGGTAAGCAACCTCAAACGGGTAGCCTCCTAACCAGTCTACGGCATCGTTATACATAGACATACCCCTTGCATTCATTGGTTTTCTTATGAGTTCTTCATAGCTCGTTCCCGGCGCGACGGTTCCGAAACGGGACTTGCCATTGTCCGGGTGGTCGGGTCCCCAAAAATCAAGGTTCGGCCCCCAAAAATTTGCTATGTGTTCGTTTATCATTTTTTCTTTTTCTTCGTCCGAGGCGTTATTGAATTTTACCTTGGTTGCTAAGTGTCTCTCGGTATCTCCCCAAGCTGTATATAAAGAAACCATCACAAGCCCATTTTTTTTTCGGGCGGAAATAGTATTTTTTATCGCTTCCCATATTTTACCTGTATGATGCAAAACTCCCCAAGAATAAACTATATCATATTTTCCTAAACCATGCATAAACTCTTTGTCGAGAACATCCCCTTGCTGGATTATCCAATTTGCGTCTTTGTTAAATTTTTGTTTGGTCAATTTCGATGCGTTTACGCTACGTTTGTCGTAATCAAAAGAGTAGACTTCTCCCCCCAAAAGAGAAAAACACAAAGAAGATAGGCCAGATCCACACCCTATGTCTAGAATTTTTTTATTTTTTATATCCGACTCATCTAACCATGCTAGCAGATTTCCTTTGTGGGAGTTAACTATTTTATCATCTAAAGTATTGTTTACGTAGTCTTCCCAATTTATACCAAATGAAAACGGGTTTTGGAATTCTTGAGTATTCACGTCTTTATTCCCAATTTTTTAAAGAGCTTTCGAGAGCTTCTACGGTGTCTCTCATTTTAAACCCAGTGGATAAAAGTTTAGAATTATCTAATAAACAATTAGATCTTGGAGCTCTTGCTCCAAGTTTATAAAACTCTTCCTCGGAATCAAAAAAATCAAAATCATTATTTAAATTTAAATGCTCTCGCATGAGCGAGCACACTTGCTCGGTGTCTATAGAGCCTGTATTAGTAATATTGTATATACCAAATTGGCAGTTTTCTTGTACTAGGTGCATGCATGCATCTACAAAGTCTTTTCTATGTGATATTGAGTTCTTAGCATTTAAAAGCTTGTCATAATTTTTTAATTTTGAGAGATAATTCCTAGGGTTATCGTATTGATCAAAGGGAATCCTTAATCTACAAACATAAGAATTTTCTTTATTTATTAATTTCTCTGCAAGAGCTTTGGTGCCTGAATAGAATGAGCCTTCTATTTCAGTATTAAAACAAAAATTAGGGGGGTCTTCTTCAGTAAACTCCGTCTCAGCCCCAGTATAGATACAACCAGAAGATATATGCACAAATTTAATCATTAGCTCCGAACATAACGCTGAAAGCATCTGAGGAAGAACAACGTTACCCTTTAAGCATTCATCCTTGTGATCTTCACAAGCATCCACGTTAGGCTTACCTACGTAACCAGCACAATTGATTAGGGTATCAAACCCACCTGCGTTAGCATTAAGAAAATACAACATATTCTTATAGTCTGTATAATCCATTGCTTCTCTAGAGATTGCGTAATGACCAATGTCATTTTTCTCAAAGTGCTCAATAAAAGCTTTCCCTATATATCCGGATGCCCCAAGTATTAAAATCATGATGATATTCTTTCTAAGTATTCTTTATAATCGCTATTTGGCATTTTTGCCGCTATTTGTTTTAATTCCAGTTTAGTTATTAATTTTCTATTTAAAGCAGCCTCTTCAATGCAACCTATTTTAATTCCTTGTCTTTCTTCAATTACTTTAATGTATTCAGATGATTCATGCAATGATTTAGGAGTCCCTGCATCCAACCAAGCACAGCCGCGATTTAACTTAAAAGCCTTTAACTTATCGTTAGCAATATATAAATTAATAACAGAAGTAATCTCTAACTCTCCTCTTTTAGAGGGGCTAATATTTTTAGCATAATCAAGAACATTTTCATCAAATACATATAGCCCCGGAATTGCATAATTACTAGAAGGTTCTTCAGGCTTCTCTACAACACTCATCACACCACCACTTTTTTTGAAATTTATAACACCATATCTCTCTGGATCTCTAACTTCATAGCCAAATATAATACCGCCGGATCTAAAATTATGAAACGCCCTTTTAAACACCCTACCCCCACCAGAAAAGATGTTATCTCCTAGGATTAAAGCAACTTTTTCTCCTTTTATGAAGTTTTTAGCAATTAAAAATGATTGAGCTATACCCTCTGGCTTCTTTTGAACTTTGTAACAGATGTTTATACCTAAATAAGGAATATTTTTTAATATTTTTTTATAATTATTAATATGCTCCGGAGAAGAAATTATACAAATATCATTTACGCCGTTTTCAACCAAAGTACAAAGCGGATAATAGATCATTGGCTTATCGTATACCGGTAGAAGACACTTATTTTGCGTTTGGGTTGTGGGATACAACCTAGTTCCGTTACCTCCAGCTAAAATTATACCTTTCATGTTCTCTTTAATGCAAAACTGGGTTGGTCGTATCCGTCTGAGGCGCTTGTGGCCACCCATTTTAAATTATTATTAATAATAAATTCATCTACAGCTTTAACCACTCCGAAGCCATAAACATTTGCGTAATCATGTCCACACATTAGGCCACCGGTTTTTAGTTTAGGTAAGAACATTTCTAAATCAGCTTTTACAGAGTCGTATAGGTGACATGCATCAATATAAACAAAATCAAAAAAATTATCAGGAAACTCATCAACGACTTCATAAGAAAATCCTTTTTTTATTTTAATTTGATTACTCATAATTTGGCTTGAAAATTTTTGTTTTATTTCTTCCAGAGCTTTTTCATCACTATAAGCGGTGGGAACAGGAACTCCAATGGTGCTCATTTCGGCTGTGTAATGTTTTTCCGTTGAGTTTTTATCACTTCCTATCTCCCATGGATCTACCAAATATAATAGCGCCGGATTAATTTTTTCTAATATCATTTGAGAAAAGTCACCGGTATAAACCCCAACTTCAACACAAATGCTGTCCTTCGGCATGAGCGACGAAACGTGCTCTAGAAAGTTCTGTCGATTTGTTGCTTCGTATGTCATTTTTTAATAAACCCTTAAATTTAATGTAATATTTTTAGATTTTTTATACGCGTTGTTCTACCATTTATTTAGATGTCGGTTTCTTCCATTGCTGACATCGATTGGGTGAAAATTTAAATGTGGCCCAACACCGGGAACACAGCCCAAGAGTGCATAGGGTTGCGTCTCTATTCGGCGCGTAAAGCACTTCCTAAAAAATCCCTTCATTTTTCTTTTTCATCTTCATGTACAACCTCTCTTACCCACGCTCTGATTTCGCTGTCGAATACCATTTTGTATTTTATTCCATTTTCGTAAAAATATTTTTCTGTTTCTTTTTTTATTGAAGACTCTTTTTCGCGTTCGTTATCTCTTGTCATACTTTCGTAGTAATCCTCACCGCTCGAACAATGCATGTTGTTGCCCATAACAACTTATATTCTAGCGGCGAAAACCTTAAACGTCAAACGGATGTTTATGCATTGAGCTGAATATTTATTAATATTTATTCATAGGGTTTGATTTTCTCGGGCAGATTTATTTTCATCCCCCAGCCCCTGAATAAACAAAGTCAAGCGAAAGTTATTCGCAAAATAGGGGGGGTCTTGTTGATAACTTACTTAGCTACTCCATTAAACTCCGGTAGTAGTTTTCCCAACCGTGAGTAGCTAAGGCAACCCAAGAAAAGGCTATTATTAGCAAGCCATAAGAGACGAAGGCAATTTGCGCAAGTAACTTGATGCACTCCCAAGGCTGAAACGTATTTTTTTTATAGCTTGTCTTCATTGGTAGGTTTTAGTGGGTTAAGATGTCGATTGCGTCGATCATTTGGAATCCGAGATCCAAGATGACCGCAACAAAGAAGATTGTTACGGCAAACTTGATCATCGGCATGAATACTTCGTCTAAAAAAAGCTTGTTAGCTTCGTCGTTCCATTCTTGTAGGTTGTTTTTCTTCATTGGTATAATATAACACAGATTAGGTTTCTTGTCAAGTGGTTTTAGTTACCATTCGGGGTATTCTTGTGCATCGTGCCACGCTTCGTCTGCATACGAGCCGTAACCGTCATCCACCGAGTCTTCCAAATCATCTTCCAAATCATCCACTGGACAAAACTCTTCCGTGGAGACTTCCACACCTTCGCACACAATGTCAAGAAGGCGTTGGGTTTCTAAATCAAAGTCAGGTTCGTTTTTCATAATAATAATATAACACAGATTAGGTTTCTTGTCAAGTGGTTTATTCCATTTCTTCCCAGCTATCGCCTTCGTCGTAAGAAATCAAATCCAATTCGTGAATCACAATCACATCCTGTCCTGCGTGGTCAAATCCACGTACTTCGTACTCTGTACCGTCTACCACGGCGTTTCCGTTTTCGTTTAGTTCTATCATAATCATATCTCAATATACCATAAGAATGTTACTTTGTCAAGCGGTTTTTTACTCGCTCCACGCTACTGTTCCAGTGTCCGACACGCAAGCCACTGTCGGAGGCGCGAGGGGATTGCCACACGCAATAACGAACCGTTCTGCGTCAAAACGTGGGTTGTCCTTCTCAAACTTAGCAACGGCAAGCGTTACCAGCACAGAGGCAGGCGTGCCGTTGTTGGCTGCGTTGATAAGGGCTGCGGTGAATTCGAAGTGTTCTTTTGTTGCTTTCATTGTTACAATATACCACAAGAAAGTTACTTTGTCAAGCATTGTGAATAACTTTTTTGAAAAATGGGGGGGGTAAGTTGGTATGCGGCGTGCTGCACGTGGCGTGCCAACTTACTCTATCCTGTTATCCCCTTCGTCCGAAAGTTCTTCGAAGCCTCCCAGCCCTACAATCACCTTAGCAATTTCGTTAAGCGTTTTTGATGGGTCTGGTGAAGACCTCAACATGTTAGCCATAACAAGTATTGGCGTGTAGTCCTCCGTGGTGCAGCGTTTCCATTCGCCAACCTCTTTTACCCATAACGCGGATTGCCTTGTCCTGCTATTTTGAAAGATTGCAAAGTCTGGTATTGGTTCGTTCATACTCTATCATTACACGTACCACTTCCCACCGATACGCATTGGCCCTTGTGGTATGCGGAACTCGCTTGGGTTAATCGCCTTTTTAATAATGGCTGTTTTAGCCTGAAGGTTGGCGCGCACCTTTTTAGCTTCTTCTGCTGTGGCTCGCAAAGAAACAATCTCTGCTTCGAGAGGTAGGTTTTTGTTATCGTTCATTGGTACAATATAACACACAAACAGTGTTCTGTCAAGGGTCTTTTCTTACCAGTAATAAAAAGTTTGGTTTGCCACCTCATCACGCTGTGTCGGATTTTTTCGCGCATCATCGGCGGGGCTGCTAGCCCTTTCCTCAAGCGTAGGTTTAGTGGTCTTGTTTATGTCCATGTCAATAAAGTCTTGGCAAGCCTTCATCGCTGCCACACAAGCCTTGTCAAAGTCATCAAAGGCTTTGTTCATCTGTTCTCTGTTATTCATTAGTATAATATACCACACAAATAGTCGTTTGTCAAGGGGTTTTTTTGAATCCGTTTTCGCAGTAGTCCGTGAGCCCCTGTTTGTTGATGAAGTACTCTGCCAACTCGTCGAAATCATCCTCACCCGTTCCCATGTCGTTGGCGTACTGTAACGCCCGAAACAAGCTGCAAGCCTCATAATGGTCGTCGCAAGCCTTGGCGGCTGCGAGGTTCTGCTTGCGTGTGGTGGGAACTACGTTTTGGACTTTACCGTTCTTAATCATTGGTACAATATAAC